TCGCCAATGATTGGATCTTGGTTATAAACTTCAAGAGAACGATTCACCTGATTTACAAGGTTTCTTGTCAATTGAGAAATGTTATTATAAGAGAAAATCGGACTCTCAACAACATTCAAAGCGCCAATAGGGGAATTAACGTTATCAGCCGTATTGACTCTGTATTTGACGGTAAGCGTAGTATTGACTGGGACGACGCCGAACTTGTCTGTTTCCAAAAGACGTGATGGGTCAAAGTCGAGATCTGATATGTAATTCTTTCCGTTCATCTCAAGAACAACATTGGATGGTTCTGCGACAGAAGCTTGAGAATTGAGATTATCAGCGGAACCATAGCCAAACTGAAGATAGGAAAGGTTTCCATCTTTCTCTACTGTAAATCTTCTTGGAACAGAGAATGGTCTCAAAATTGCCGGAACAGTATCATTAGTTGATGCCCGATTGGTGACCTCTTTGTAGATAATATCTTGAGACAAATAATCAACATTGTAGTATTCATTTCCATCGGAGTCGAAAACTGATAGAACTTCTGCGACTCTTGGAAGGGACAGAAATAATCTTCTAAATCTTTGATACTCGCCAACTTGGAATGTTTCCTGAACGAGCCTTCCCGATATCACTCTGCCGCTTGCCTTGATGGCATATGTGATAGGAACACCAGTAGAGTCGTTAACTCTTGCGACAGCTACTTGATTGTTTGGATTTGCGAAGTTGACGCTATCAATCAAAATATAAGGAACGCCGCCAGCAGATGAGAATTGACTATCTCTTCTTAGAATCGGAGCGTATCTCAAATCTGGTCCTGTGCCAGTTGAGTTAGCTGGGACAACAATGTAGAAACTTACGATTCCTGTGGATGTTGGAGAGCCTGTAAATTTATATCCCTGTTGACGAGAGAGACGTTCAACATTCTTATACTCAACGGCAGTATCCAAAAAGGATTCGTTTACTTGATAATCCAAATAGAAAGAGGCGATGTCACCAACATAAGCGACTGTATCCAGCATCAAAGAACCAAAAGAAGCTTCGTTGAAATCCTTGTAAATGTCTGGATAGTTTCTCTTAGCGTGGTTCACCAAGTCTTGCTTGATTGTGCTAAAGTCTCTATTGGTGTAGTTGATTGGTGTCTTTTTCTTTGCCATCGGGTTGTTTCCTAACTAATCTAATTAGATGTTTTTAAATAATTGGTATTGTCAAAGTTTCCTGATTTGAAAAAGGGTTAATAGAAAATCTGATTGTTATGGAAATAATGTTGCTATCAATCAAATCGTTAAGTTGATTGTCATCAGAAGACTCGTTAAACAGCACCTTTTCTATCTGAATCTGGGGCAAATATGAAGCAGTTGTGTCGATAATAAGTGAAGTAAGTTCATCATAAATAAACTCAGAAGCATTTTCAAACAAGTAGTTTCTGATTCCAATACCAAAGTTTGGATCCATAATTCTTTCACCAGGGTTAGTAAGCAAAAGCATTTTAAAGTCTTGTGTTAGGGCTTCTGTGACCGTCTTGGTTAATCTATATGGCCCGTCTTTTTGACTGACTGATAATGGTAATTTTGCTGATATTCCTGGCATTATCTATTATTCCTTTTATTTTTCGCATCGCGGATCTATTCCGGATTCGTCTCGCTGTGGGAAAACTTCCTTGCCTCTTCCTAATTTTCCAATAACTTCCTTTGGAAGTTTATCAAGATCAGGAGCGCCAGCAGCAAGAGCGATAGCAGAACCTGTCTTAATTATTTGTTCTTTGCTTATATTTTTAAGTATTTGCTTTCTATAATCAGAACTTCTGGCGTAATAGCTTGTTTCCATCATGTTTTTTATGTATTTTTGGCTTACCTCGAAGGCTTTACCATTCCATCTTCCAAGGTCAGAAAACGGTGAAAGACCAGAACCGCGAGCTTCTTCGATGGATAATATGAAGTTGTCCGCCATATAAACAGCGGCAGTAGATAACAAGTCAGACACTGGATAACAAACTCTGAAAAGGATTTCGAAACCCGGACTTGCCTTAAGAGAGTCAAGCATCTCATCGGTCGGATAACCGCTTTGGATCTCTTCTGGTGTTGCTTCTCTCTCGAATGAATAGAATGGTATATTGTGTATCCTGTTTCCGTCGCGACGTACAAGGAATGCCCTGTCTCTTTCAAACATTCTTGAAAATACAGAATTTAATTTTACACTCTGGTCATAAACTGCTGAATCATAGGTATTACCTGGATAGAAGACCAATCTTATTCCGAATGAAATATTTGGATATAGATCTTTTTGTTCATAATCTTCGTATTCAGAAATGCTTATTATTCTGTAATCCGTATCGTTTGAAAGTTTCACATATCTTTGGATAAAAAATGGAAAATATTCCGGATCTTCTGGCCAAGGCTCTGCTCCAAAATCAAAGTCTTGTTTAGTTGGGACATCAATAACCTTGGCACCCGTGAACGCATCGGAGGGAAGCCAATCGTTTATAATTTTATCATTGATGCTCTTATTTTCTGGCTCATAAACCCTGTTTATTTCTCTTGCTACAGTCGGGAAGACTCTTTCAACCATTTCTTGAATAATCGGTCTAACATCGTTCTTTGAATCTTCAATAAATCGCCTGAAGTCTTTCACTGTTGCCGTTTCCGGATTCCAATTTTCTAAACTTGTCGTCAAGCTCGCCAGGGAACCCTTAGCATCCAAAGACGGACTAATCAGCCCCACAGAAGCCATATTCGCATAACTTTGGACAACCTGCTCTAAGAAAATGTAGTAATAACCTTTTTGACCAAGATTCTTAAGTTTGTAAAATGGAGTAGAAAGACTTTCTTTTAAAACCTCTTCTACGATGTTATTGGAGATATAAGCAGAGAAAACATTTGTATAATTTTCTGTATTAAGCTCATACAATCCGATAAGTGGAGTTATCTTAATAACAGCATCGAACACATAAAGCTTGATAATAGAATTTACCAATCCAGCTAACATCGCATTGCCGATCTTGCTGTTAACTCTTGAAAAGGGAGTTTCTTTGACTTTTTCAAATAGCTTTCGAGGATAAGTTGCTCGAACGTCAGCAGGTACAGAGTCATAATATTCTTGCGAGAATTGAGCACAACTATTGAAGTTGAAAAGCGGATCTTTCTCTATATCAAATTCTGAAGTTGGGATCGCCTCGTTATAAATGTTTCTCCAACCCGTATATTGTGTTTTATCATTTCTATACCAATAACCTTCGCCGTAAATATCAGGACAAGCAGCAGAAATGACAGTTTCTGTCTGAGCAGATCCGTAGTCCCAGAATTTTGCTTTTTGATCTTCGGAGATTGCCCCAAACATTATAGCATCTTCAAAGATAGTTTGATATTTTGCCCCTAAATAATCTTCATTTACAACCTTAGATGATTCCTGAGCAAAAGCAAGATAATTGAAATCTTCGTCGGGAGTCAGGCTTTCCCTAAAGAATCCGCCTCTTAGACTTGCGGCGATTAAATCTCCAAAGACTCTTGATGGCTCAAGGGTCTTAAGTGTATAATCCTCACTGAGGGTTGAATTGATATAGTTTAAAGACTCTTCTCGAATATCATATGTAACTGGAATATTTATAGATTCTCTGCTATCGGTACCCACATCGTATCGCAAGACATTTAGAATATCACCATAAACACTTTCAACACTGTTGAAATATTCTCCGGGCTTTTCATTTTTCAACTTGATGCGCCCATTTGTGATGTAGTCCTCACCATCACGATAAAGCCTATCATCGATTTGGCTATATAGGCTAGAAATAACCTTGTCTTTCTGTCCATTACGCTGTTTTTCGTTAATTTTCAAAAAGCCAGTACCGTTGGGGGTGGATTCTCCTTGGACAACAGATAAAATCATATCAAAATAGCCCTTACTAAAAGGTCTGTATGTTCCGTATGCTAACATAAGATCCTGAACCAATTGTGTTGTAAGTGACTCGAAAGTTTCATCAAAAAGCTCTGAATTCTGAGCAGCTTGGTCTTGATCTTCGGACTCGTAGGCTTTTGTTGCTTGATCAACGATAGCCTGTGCTGGGCTTGCTTCTCCTTGGACTACCACACTTTGTAAGAAATCATCAAGATTTTCCAAAGCATTCTTTACGGCAAGATTTGCTTGTTCTTCAATCTCTGATTCAGACAAGCCCCTATCGCTCAACTGTGTTCTCAATCTATCATCGGCAGTTATGTCTCCAAGGGTACGATCACAAACTTCAACGTCAAAATCTCTTGATAACAATTCATTACGATCTTTTAGCAATTGTAAACCGTTAACATTAATAAAAGAACCAAGAGTCAAGAAAACATTTTCAATATCAGAATCTGTTGGTATGGCAATTCTCATCGCTTCGCCAGATAAGCTGTTATTCAAAACATCAGAAACAACTCTCAAGGTCTTTTCAGAAGGATCTCCTCTAAACAAATCAATAATTTCTTGTTGAGATAACGAAGAGGAAGTCTTTTCCATAAACTCTTTTACATCTTGCTCAGAGGGAGCGTCAGTGCCGGAAAGATTTAAGGTAGCAAAATTTTCAAGAGTCGAAAGAACCTTCTCTGAAACTTCTTCGGATGTCGCACGATTAGTACAAATACCATTCCTCATGATGTTTGTGATAGTATCTTTTGGAGAGCCATTTAGACTACTGGTCACAAGAGCGCGAGAGTCCTCAAGATTTGTAGAAAGCATATTTGTTGCTAGTTTTTTGAGAACCTGAACAGCCGCCTGTTCCAAAATTCTTTCCGCGACTTTCGTCAACTGACCTGTGAGATCTTTAAAATCTGACCATGGTGATACAAGGTTTGGTATTTTTGGAAGAGTGAGATTTTGATCTTTCAATCCAGTTGCTAGTTTTTTAGCTCTTTCCGCAGCAGAGGAGGCTCTATTTATACTGGATCTAGCTTCTTCGAAAGATGAATCGTATCTCTCTGCTAGTTGTCCGCCTTGAGACATAAAATTAAATGCTGCCCAGGATGCCCCATCGGATAAAGCGGAAGGAATAAAGTTTAATACTCTCGCCATGAAGTCTTCTGACGGGAAGTTTTCGCCCTCAGTTTGAATAGCACTTATTAGTGTTTTTCGTACTGTCTCTATCTGGTCTTGAGCGCTTGAAACGATCCCAAGTGATGGTTTCCTATTATCTGATACAGCTTCAAGATTTTGACCTTGTAATATCGAAGTAACAGATATGTCTAAATCTTTCGCAGATGGAATAGGACTAGTTTCTCCGTAAATCCTTACCCATGCTTCATCAAACTTTTGTTTTAGATCTCCAAAATCGCTATTACGAATGCGATAATATAAAGCTGCCAAATTTGGTTTTCTTAGTTGTCGTACTCCTCTGATTGCGAGTGAGCGGTATGGATCAACTGAGCCACCAACTGCGTTTATCTCTTTTGACAAGCCAGCAAATAGAAGGTCTTGTATGATCTGAAGATTTAATGAACCGAAGACATCCATAAGCTCTCTTAGGTTTCTTGATTCATCAATATCTTGCTTGATCAAAGCTAGGATGTCAGATGTTTTATCCTCGATGGTATTCAAAGCATCAACTACGCGGCGGCGATTTAATTTCTCATTTTCAGAGACTTTGAGAAGATTTTCTCTATCATCTATTGTGTAAAATGTCTTTGGAAATTTATCCGAAACACAATCCTTGTGATCGGTTAGGTCGCCGACCGTCTGATTTCCAGGGAACTCATTTGCGAAATTGCCCGCTAAATTTGTCCCACAAGACTGATCTAAACGAGACGCCGCATATTTAGTAATCGCGCCTGAATCAACTCCCGTGCTTGGAGTTGTTGGAATATAGGAGGAGATGAATTTCTTATAGTCAAACACTTCGCTAACACCGGCTTCATAGTCTTGCGAAATCTTCGGTGCGTTCTTTAGCAAATAAACAGATGCCTGATTGTTGAATGGACTTTTCTTCTCCGCATTGCGAATCAAAACGGTGTCCTGGTCTGCGATGCCTGGGTAGATTACTTGTATTTCTTCCACATAAACCGTATTTGTCTGTGCCGATGTCTTTATTTTGAATCCAATTTGAGAAACAATATCTGTGTCAATTCTGCTTTTACGCAATTCATTATCAAGCTTTGTCATAAGATTTTTAAAATCTTTTATCTTCTTTCCAAATCTTAATCCTGGGTTGTTGTATTCGCCATTTCTGTAAGCGCATTCGTAGCTCTTCCCAACAACATCAAGAACAGAAACAACATTCTCAACAGTTAAGTTTAAATCTTCATATTCAAAAACAACCACCTCGAAATCAGGAGATTCTTCGACTGCGACTGGTTCGGGAAATGGTCCAATCTCCTCAGTGATTGCTTCCCAAGCTGGACCTTCTTTTAGGATCTTTCCAACAGAAGTTGGTCCATCGAGGATTTCAATTGTTCCATCTGGGCTTTGTCCATAAACATAGCCGCCTGCGCCTTCAACAATTCTTCCATCAAATTCAACACCACCGGTTTCTGGGTCTTCTGATGTTGATTGCGATGCCGAGCCACTAAGCTTTTGATACATTTCATTTAATTTACCAACTTGGAGTGCTATAAGAAGCTTCGGACTAAGTGTTGAATTCGGGGGATAATATTCTTCTTTCACATAAAAAATTTTATCAGTAAGAACTTTGTTGATTTCATCCGTAAAGTAATCAACTAACTCACCTGTGGTATCTTTATCGAAGACCGCATCTACATCTAAATTAAATATCTGCTTTAATGCTGTTATTGCTGCGTCTTCAATATAGACAGGATATAAACCTTTTTCAAGATTTTTATCTGAGCGGACAACAAATAGCTCTTCGTCTCCGGTGATTATCACTTCGCCAGATTCATATTTTGTTTGCCAATTTATTAATTCTTCGTTCATTATGTTGTCCTATTACTTCGGCTATTAACATAGAGAGGACCAGAAGATGCCAGGTAGTTTCTTTTATCAATCGAGATGTTCTTTCTATTTGTTTTGAGCGGAGCTATAACGGATTGATTGAATAAGAATTTTATCGCTGGTCTGTTTGAGCTAAGCTCAATAGAAGGTGAAGCAAGCCCTGGTCCAACAGGTGTCGCAACTGGATGCGTATGGGCTCCCAATAACGTGTTGAATGTTTCTTGGGTGCCTACAAGTTCTTCGACAATGTGAGATAGCTTATCAACTCTTTTTGCTAAAGTTTCAAGATAAGAGACTAAATTATCACCCAAAGGGATTGGCTGGAGATGGTTCACTTCTTTATTATGACCAAGTGGCTTATAAGAGCCGGTCTTGTTTCCAGCATTCAAGTCTATACCGCCAGAATAGGTAATCTTTTCTCCGTCAGAATAAAACTCATCTGTTCCTGTAACAAGTTGTATACCAAGCCTTGCTATCATTCTGGTACAATCTGCTTTCAAAGCAATTGCTGATTTGGCTTTGGAAACAAGCTCACCATTAGCAAGACCAAAGTTATTGTCAATGTCAGTCTTTTGAGAAATATAGAATGTTGCTGCGTTTCCTTGTGTGTCCGGACCTGAAAAGCCAAGTTCTGATGGTCTACCAACAATCATCTGTATGGAACCACAACCTGTATGACCAGCGCCACCGTAGCCGCTGAGGATATTGCCTGGACGATCACGACCGAGAACAATTATGGCATTATTCTTATTTTCTATTGTGACTTCACCAGAAGCCTTTTCGAAAGCCGATACAGGTTCTGGGAGATAATCCCCATTCAGACCAATAACAGAAGTTATGCCTACCTTTTCTTG